TACCGTTTCTGTGACATCCGCGTCTGCTTCGACAAGCAACCTTCAACAGTACACGTTTACGAATAGCAATACCTCGTTTGCGGTCTGTCTTGATTTTTCGCTTCCATCTGGAAACGCTCAGAAAAACACGACGTCCGCGAGCCACCCGAGTAAGGCGGGCATTCTTCAAGCTTGTAAGGTCTTTGGGTTTATTCCAAACCAGATTTTTACAATTCCAGCGGGTGGCTCGGCGACACTGACTCCTAGGGCATACCAAATGGGGTTCCGCTCTACATTTAATCTTTACTCGTACAAGACGGTTCGCTGGGTCCCGGAGGATACTGCTGCAATTCAGCCAGCTTTCGCAGACGTTTCCGTTTCCGACCCAGCAAAGGCTTCACCCGAAAAGGTCGGAACGTATTTTGACTGTTATACGTATACTCACTTTTTGAACCAGTGCGTGAATCCTACGTTTAAGCGGTGCATCTACGATGCGTTCGATGCGGGTATCCCCCTTTCGGACCAGTGTTTGACGCGCCAGATCCAGGCTTGTTGCGCGGCGAATTGTGTTGCTTACAATATCTGGTCGCCGTCTACTTCTTACAGCCCTGGAAACGCTGTTTCGCTTAATGGGATTGCGTATATCGCAGTCTTTAACGCACTCGGTAGCAATCAAGCCCCAGGATCTATTTACTGGCTTTCGTGTGGGGCATCTCTTCCAAACACCTTTGACCCCCGACAGACATACAATACGGGCGACATTGTGACAACGTATGGCGGAGGAAATACAATTTACTTTTCGGTCGCCCAAGGAGTCACGACTGGCCCCCCAACTTCGACGGGTGCGACCGGAAACGTCAACAACTGGGTTATGAACCCTGCTCTTACGGTTTCAAATGGAGTCATTCCAAACAAGCCGGCTGTCGCAACGCTCTCTCCGACTGTAACATACAACCCTTCGTCGCAGTCATTTGCGCTCAATCTCGATAGCTATGGGTTCGGTGGCTCTTCGACTGCGAATGTGGACGACGGATATGCTAACTTTGTTGACGATGGTCTCTATCCTGCCAGCACATCTCAGCAATACACAAACTCGACTCTTAACGACATTGCACGAGATTCGTGGGGCTTGACGGGTATTATGCCTGGAACGACCACGTCCGCATATTACGTTGCTCGGCGCCCTGGTCTGTCGTTTGATGAGCGTCTTTTGGTTGAGGCGGATGACTACTTCCACCAGCTCTTTGGCAACTGGCCGGTGCTTCGTCTGAACTACATCGACCCGAACGACAACTTGACCACTTCATATGTTCGCTACGTTCCAGACGCCTTCTCAAGCAGCCTTACGACACAGACCCCACTTCCACTCACGAGCACTCTTCCTGGGACGACTGGGACGCTCTCAACAACCTATCTACCTTACGGACGTGTTGCTGGCACGGTTGTGTATATGTATACTGTTCAACAGGATTATGGCTCGGCTGGATTGGCATGGAACCCGTTTGATGCAATTGTTGTGGTGACAAACACTGTTCCTATTACCGCTGACGAGACGCAGCCCCCTTATGTTCTTAATGACTTCGGTGTACCCCAGACACAGCAGTCTACAGGGAATATCATCAAGGTTCTTGCAGACTGCAATTACAAGCCTTTGAATCAGACAACAGTCGGACAGGAGTATCGAAATGAAATTATCTTTGACCCCCAGGTTTCAGAGACGCTTCACATGACCACGCTCAACGATTTTAGGGTCTTTGATTGGCAGCTTATGCTTCGCGTGAAGGGTACGCAGGCTCTGCGGCCGCTAAGCCTTTCGAACGACGGCTATGCGTTCTTGCGATTTGCGTTTCAGCGAAAGTAGAAGTGCACACATTTCACCGACTTGTCGTGTGTCACTCGAGTAACACACACATCAGAGGACGTCCTTGAAAGAGTAAGAGGATGTCGCAGATTCAGAAGGTAGCCGTCTCGGACGCCCGACTCATGCAGGATGAGCCGGTTTACGCCGTCCAGCGTGGCGCTCAGTCAATCAGCGTAGCCCCATTCGCGGCAATTTCGGCGTCCCAGTCGCAGATGACTTTTCAGGTTCTTGTGCCTTCTCTTAACGTCTTTATCGACCGTAAGATCCTTCTGTCAACGCCCCTTTCCTTCACTGCCAATCTTTTCTATTCCGGTCCTCGTGGCGTGGCTCGTCGCGACGTTTTGAGTTTCCTTGCTAATACGACGGGTGTGGGTTATATTGCGATTACTACAGCCGCAAAGGTCAACAACGTTACCAATGCATCTACTTCGGTGTTTTCGCTTTACCAGGGCAGGGAGGTCTTTGGCCCTTCAATCCCCCCTGGTACGGTTATCACTAGTGTCGTCGTTACGACGGCAAGTGCGGTAACTTTCTATATCTCCGGCGGCTTTACCCCTACCAACGCTTCGACTTTTTTCTCCTTTGCGCCGGGTACGTTTGATGTGCCGGATCCGAGCCAGGGTGTTGCGTCGGGCGCCGGACCGACCCTTGGCGGTGACAACGGTCTGTGCGGTGCGTTTTCGTCCGACAGTCTTCAGACACAGGGATGGGCGCCTGCAGTGGGGGCAAAGGATCTGGCGTGGACTCAGTTTCCCATTCAGAGCGCTCTTAATAACATGACTGCGACGCTCAATGACTGCACGGTGACGACGAACGGCGACACGCTCCGCGAGCAGCTGTTGCTTACGGCCTCGCAGGAGACTTTCAAGCAGCGCACGTGCCCGTCCAATCCGGACACCTTTTCGTGGGGCCGCGACGACGTCCAGAATAATTCTGGAAATTTTTCATCCTATGGTGTTGCGAATGGCTATGGCGACATTCCGAATGGAAGTTGGCCGACGGCGTGGAGTGCTGATTCTGCGTGCTCGAAGCCTCTTTTCACTGCGGGTACGACGTCTACTGTGAATGCCGCCGGTGCTACTGGTACTGCTGCGTACCCGTTTCACGCCTCTGGTACTGTTGGTCCCTTTTCGTTCCTCTCGAGTACTGCAAACGCAACCGTTCCTGGGTCTGGTTCTAGCGGTGGTATCGGTTACTATGTCCTGCCCTTTTCAACGACTGTTGCGCTGGGCCCGACGACGATCACGGGTACCAATTACCAGTCTTCGAGTGTTCTCGTTCCCTTTGTAAATTACCAGCCTGTTTGGACTTGCGGCTTTCCTGGTGGCGACCTTCTTGGAGTTTCCGTCGACAACATTGTTGCCGGCGCGGCCGCGGGTGTGAGTCCTGCGTTTGTTCTCAGTGCATCTGCTAATAACCTTTTTCAGCTTACACTTAACAGCAACGTTCCTGGTATGTCAATGATTGGCGCTCGTCTTTACAATGCGGGTGCGGGTACGAGCTCGTCGGTCGCTGTAAACGGTCTGAACAGCGGTGTCTTTGCTGTTGTCACTGCCTGTGTGAGCGGTTCTCTCGGTGCTGCCGGATCCGTGTATGTTCTCACCACTGCAAATCTCACCTGGGCTTCGGCCAGTGCGCCCAGTAACTCTGCAATTGGTATCCCCCTCTTTGGTCTTTCGGGGGGGTGCGTGACTGGCACTCCTCTTCCTGTCGCCGGAACCTTTTGTTCTATGGAGCCGCTTGTCATCTCGCCTCTGATCTTTGCCGATTCAGCCGAGTTCCAGACTGTCGGTCTCTACGGCATGACAAATATGCAGTTCGTTCTCAATTTCGCACCGCTTGGAACGACCAAGGCCATTCTTAACGCTGGCGTTACGGCGGCAGGTCTCACGAATGCTTCTCGTTCGCTTCCTTATTGGGTCGATGATCTCTCGCAGCCGAATCCCAACGTTGGCAACGTTCTCCGGTCTTCTGGCATTCGCACGATGCTAAGCGACCTGGCGTACGCACAGACGGGTTCCGCGTCCGGGCCGTGGTCTGGTCAGAGCAAGATTACCATGGGTACGAGCGCCGCCACGCCGACTCTGTATGCAACGTTTCTCACTCCGAATTCGGATACGAATCTTCCTGAGGTTTCGACTGTTCCCTACACCGAGTTTCCTCGTTACTTTCTTCAGGTCGGGTCGCCTTTGCTCCAGGGCGACAATTCGATCGCGTCTCAGACCATTTCTCTTACAAGCATCCCCGACATGGTCATGGTTTTCGTCAAGCCCACGACGCGTGGCCCGACCCAGCTGGACCAGTTCCTTCCGATCAAGAACGTCTCGGTTACGTTTGACAACTACAGCAATCTTTGCTCGAGCTTTCAGCAGACGCATCTGTATGAGTGTGCGGTTGCGGCGGGTCTTGACATGGACTGGCAGCAGTGGCGTGGATTTACACAGGCCCAGTACCCCAGTGCCATTTACTCCGGCACCAATCAGAGCGCTGTCAGCCAGTCGCCGTTCACGCAGACGAGTGGCGGTCCGCTCCTCCTGCGTTTCGGCCAGGATATCACCCTCCAGCCCGGCCTTGCCCCTGGCTGCCTCGGGAACTACTCGTTCCAGATCACAGTCACTGTCGACAACTCGAAGGGTTTCTACACGTATCTTGGTAACACCCAGATTACCATCGTTGCCATCAACAGCGGCTTTTTCGAGACGATGCGTGGCCAGTCCGCCATCCGCAAGACGATTCTGCAGATGTCCGATGTCGCGGCGGCGACCCCGGATAGCGGCGTGAGCAAGACTCACCTCAATCGCATGGTTGGCCGCGGCAACCACTCAAAGGGTTTTTCCAACATGATGAACAAGGGCATTTCCCATTTCGCAAAGGCAAAGGGAATTTCGGATGTCATTGGCATGGCGAAGAACCTTGGTGGCACGTATAGCGGCATGCCTTCGGAGGATTCCATGGGTCTCGCAAACAACGCCCCCTCTATGATGATGTCCGCCATGAAGCGCGCCCGTTCTTCGGGTCTGGCGTAAAACATGTCTACATATGACCTGGACGAGTGGCTAAGCGAATTCGGTGCCGACTATCATCACATATCAGTCGACGCTGAGATGAAGACCGTTGGGTCTCGCGCGGAGGTTTTCCACGGCAATGCCAAGCGCACATCGGGGCGCCTGAAGAAGGATGACCTCATGAAGAACAAGTCTGGTCGCATTGTGTCAAAGCTCAAGTTTGCAGCAGGTCAGAATGCGCTCAAGTTTCTCCACGCAAAGGGATACATTGCCGTGAAGGGAAAGTTTGGTAGCAAGAAGAGCGAGAATGCGGCGGAGGCGACGTAGAGGTAATTTGTCTTCGCAATGAGTGAACCCAATCAGTGCTACGACCTCGCCTCACTCGTACACGAAGATCTACACCCCCCTTCGCGCATACACGAGTAACACGCACCCGCGATTCGCACGGTAAAGCGCATTCGCCGCATGTCGATACCTGCTACCACGGCATAGTACTCAATGAGAAACTTTAAGATGTTTCTGGTTATTCTAGACGTTTTTGTTGTCAGATACTTCCGCGTGTGCGCGGCCATTCGCGACCCCGGTCCCGGGCGACCCCGCTTCCGATGTCACCTGAGACTGTGCCGACGTCACGAAGAAAAAGTGTCGGGTTTTCGATTTCGTAGGTCGACAAATCTTGAAGTGGCCGAACCGCGCAGATTTTTGCGCGCCCTGCTTGAGCTCGGCGAGCATACGGCGGCGGGCGCGCTCGCGTGCGAATCCGAATTCATTTGCGCGAGATTTGCGAAAAGATCGAAATGGCCGACCCGGCTCCGGGCCGACCGCTGTGGCGTGGCGGCAAGCCCTTTCCGCCCGTCGGCTACGTTCAAAATTTTGACGACGAAGACGACGAGGATGACGACGACGACGACATTAACAAGGATTACGGCGGCCGGTGGGTCGACGGCGTGTGGGTTCCGCCCGGGCCGCCCAAGGACCACCTTTCACCGGCTGAGGTGTCGGCCGTGATTGAGCGCCACATCAAACGCGAAAAGCGGAACCGCGAGATGCTGGCGGCCGAGGCGAAGGAGAAGGAGGACATTAAAAACGAGTTTTCCGAGGCCGCGGCTGGAGTGCTGTCAGCGGCGTCTGGGCAGTCGTTTACGACGGACTGGGCCAAGGGAGCCATCAGCGCGGCCTTTGAGGCGGGCTTAGCGCAGGGCCGGCGCGAGCAGATGCCGGCGCCGCCATGCAAGTCGTGCATGATTCGCAAGGAGCGCAACCGCGTCGCTGCACGCGAATCGCGGCGCAAGAAAAATCTGTTCGAGGCGCGCGACGTGCTTCGGAATGATGACAACGCCGCCAAGCTTCGCGCCCTCATCAAGGAGGCCGCGGACGTTGCAGCGTCGCGCCGCTCGGCGCCGAGCGCAAGTTCGTCCTCGGCGGCCTCCATTCGCGCGGCGGGCGGCGGAGTCGAGGTAGCGTCGGCGGCGGAGGCTGACAAGGAGGAGGAAGGCGACCTGGAGCCGCCGCCGTTCTAGTGTGCAACTCTATTTGCCTTTCCCGTTCGCTCAATGAGAGCCGACAACAGGTCTATAAATTTATTTCGCAGTGACTCGCTATGCTTAAACTCGGCTACCTTTCCCGCCGCAAGAAACGCGTTCCTGCTTTTTCTTGTGGACTCGATCATGTCAAAAAGGTCGAGGCCATACGCCAAATCTGGCTCGTCGGGTAACTGGCGAAAAAGCACCGCGTAGGCCACGGCGACCGCATGTGTGCTGACATCGTCCGACATGCCGAAATCGCAGCGGAATGTGAAGATTGCGAAGCCAACGGCTCGCATGTATACACCGGATAAATTCTACCCGGACATTGCGGAGAAATTCGGCATTTCTGTGTTCAAGACGTCCGAGGCGCTCAAGAATCCCGAGCACCACAATGTGTTTTGCCTTGATAAGCTTCCTCTTGTCTGGGAGAAACGCGAGTGCGGCATGCCATGGGAGACGGAAGACGACACTGAATATGCCGCTTTCCGGTCAAAGCTTCCATCTGTCGTAACCGGGAAGGCAATTTACGAATGCGTCGCGCTTCCTCAGCTTCAGATTCCATGTGGCGCGTCCGAGCAGAGGTCGAAAGAATGGCACCTTGCTCGAGCCTTTGCGGTGACCGCATCAAACTTTGACGCGGCAAGTGAAAATGCTGCAACGCTGTTGCGTACAAAGACGTACCCAAAGACATATGGCTTTAATGGAAACGCCTTCACGCAGTGGGGCACAGTGCACGAAAAGCACGCAGAGGAATCCTTTGTCAAGTTTCTCCGAGACGCTGGGTTTAAAGGTACTTTCGAGCACTGTTCGCACCTACGCAGCAAGGCGAGGCCATACTTGGGCTTTAGTCCGGATGGTCTGTTGTGGGACGAGGACAGAAAGGAGGTCGATCTTGTCGAGTTCAAGTGCCCTGCAGGCGGACACGCCATGTATCCCAACGCAGTCACTTCAGAGCATCCTTACAAGAAGTGGTCCTTTTCTGTGCCTTCACGGTACATGCCGCAAATCCAGGGTAGCTTGGAGATTCTACGCGAACTGCACCCTGACGTTCGATGCGTGCGATGCTGGTTCGTGGTATGGCAACCGCACCAATTTTTCGTAACGCACGTGCCATACATACCCCTCTATGCCAGTCAAACCTTGGCGCGCGCGGATGCATTTTTTCACGAGCGGTTCCTTCCTGCCTGCGCCGACGCCGTGAACGCAAAAGATTACTCCATCTTCTTCGCGTCGGTCGCAGAATCGGCTGACGTGGTCGACTCCAAAGATGCGCGTGCTGCAGCAACCGATCTAGTGACCATACCTTCGGCATAAGCTGCCGCCTTGGCCATCTCCGTCTCGGCCTCGACCTCTGCATCCTTCGCAAACTCCTCTGCGACGCTAACAACCTTTCCAACAGATGTCTCTACCCACTTCACAATCAGGCTGACAGCCCATGGAATCGCATAGACAAAGATGTCGCGAATGAACATGTACACCGCGGTGTACACGAAAAGCATCTTGATAAACCCAAGAAAAAGCTCGTACTCAAAAGACTGAACCGTTGCCGCATAACTGGTTGGCGTTGGGTGCGGCGTCGGCGAGTAGCTAGTGTGCAAAAAGTAATCCATTTCCTTACACATATGCTGACAGTAGATTTACGAAAAGGATGCTCAAGCTTGGATCTTTCGATGAGAAGAATGACACGTTCCAGCCAGTCGCCATTCTGCATTCTAGAACGTCTCCCCGCGACGGGCTTTGTTTAATGGTTGACTCGAAGAAGCGAATGATTGTGCCAACCCGAGACGTGATGCTTCCGGAGGGAGAATTTTTTGCTCTCGAGCCAAATAATCTGAAGAAGGGTCGAGACGTCATCATGGTTGGAGGAAAGTCGGGCAGTGGCAAGAGCCACACAGCCCGGAATTTCGCGCAGAGATATCACATTCTGTGGCCAAAACGCATAATTTACCTTATTTCGTATTTGCGCCACGACGATACTCTCGACGCTCTTTCTTTTCTGAAGCGTCTAGATCCAGCGAATGATTTCAAGGATGGACCTCCGCCTTTGGACATGTTTACGGACACTCTTACAATTTTTGATGACATTGAAGGCTTCCAGCGCGATGCCCCTGAGATTCACGATCTTTTGCAGCAGACAATTGATATGATAGCAACAACCGGTCGCCATAACCAATCGTCGCTTCTCGTTGCTTCTCATCTCCTAACAGATTACAAGCGCACGCGTCTTTTTCTTGGTGAAGCACACAAGTTTGTGTTGTTCCCCAACGGCTGCAGCATGAAGCAGATGACGAACCTTTTAGGTTTGTATGGTGGCTGTGATACGGACGAGCTTCGTAGGATTCGAAAGCTTCCAAGTCGATGGGTCGCTCTCTGTACAACATTCCCCTCTCTTGTTTTATACGAGTCAGGTTGCTATCTTCTTCATTCTGATTCTCAGCATCAACAGCAAGCAAAAACTTTGAAAAGACCTCGAGAGGAGGAGGCAGCCTCTAACGAAGGGGCATACGAAGAAGAGGAAGACGAAAGCGGTGGCGCGGGAGGAGGCGGTCCTGAGAACGGCCAACAGCAGAAGCATCAAAACATTCAATCTCTCCATTCAGGGGCCTCGACGCACAAGTAAGACACGGTAAGACAAAATGGTAAGTTTGCCTGGTGACATCGCGCCGGAGCGTTTTCAAGGGTTTCGAGCGCTTGAGCCCCCGCAGGGGGAGCTTCTGCGCCGCCAGTATGCGTCATTTCCGCCGTGGGATTTCCTGAGCCATCAGGGTGGATTTAGGGCCGGAATCTACAAGCCAGGCGAGAGACTTCGCTCTCTTCCTGGCTTCTATAAGACATCTACGAATTATCATTCTGTCCAGAATGGCCCTGCGTATCTTAAGTTACGCCTCCAGGAGGTTGCCCGAAAGAAGCAGAGGATGGAGGCAGAAAAACTTGAGAGGGATCGGATCGCAGTCCACTCAGTAACAAAGCGTCTAAAGAGAGCAAAGACAGTTCCTTATTTGTCAAAGGCTGCTGGATTGGCTCTCAAGACAGCACAGTCTGGGTTTATCGAGAAGGGAAAGATTGTCCATAAGGGCGAGACGGTTGATGCTTCCCCGGATATTCTCCTTAATGTTATCACACCTAACAAGAAAGATCTGGCTGCTACAAAGACAATGCTTGAGAAACAGATTGCAGAGCTTAAGACGCCAGAGGCGATGGCTGTTGCTCTTGAAAAGGAGCGACTTTCTGCGTCTGCAAAGCTTGCAGTTCAGAAGGAGGAGGCTGAGAAGAGGAGGCTTGCTGCTGTTGCGGATGCAGGGGGGATTTTCCCAGGATAAATCCTTATAAATGTCTGTAATTATTAGTGTTACATTTCCTCACACAAGTCTAATCGCTTTCCTTTCTCGCTTTCAGACCCGCAGCTATTCTGATCTTGCCAAGGCGGGCCTTCGGGCATCAAAGTCGATCAAGCTCGGCGAGAATCTTGCTCGTATTAATAACCCTTATATTGCCATGGCGGGTAAGCTTCTAAAGGTCGGCGAGGAGATGGGTGGCACTGGCCGCCACCGCCCCCACTACCGCCACCGCATTCATGCTAATGGTAGGATCACCTCGATGAGCATCCCGGCGGGTCACTATTATTCGAAGAAGACCCGCGGCGTGAAGCAGTACCGCCGCCGTTAGGGGTCGTAGGGCTGAGTTCGGTTCAGAAAAGCCTCGCAAACATTTTTGAAAATGGATCAGAGCGAAGGTCTACGTAGGTTTAGGATAGCTCAACGGGAGCTTGATGCAGAGTGTATTGCAATCCGCCAAAGGGACCAGACAACGAAGGCGTCTGCGCGTATCGTAGGTCTTACGCAGCTTTCGAATGCGGTTGCACGTGGCATCCGTCCAGAGGCTGATAATGTTCAAATCATAAAGAAGTTTTACCATGTCGCACCAGCGCCTCCCGTTCGCGTCAGTAGCAACACAACACCGACATTTACGAGCGCTCATTTGCTTCCCTTGACATACTCAAGTACAGCAGAGCGTCTCATCCAGCCGGGTGGTCTTCCTTCAAATGCAGCACATATCGAGCTCCACGAGGGCGTTGCTGCAAAGTATAAGCTACAGTTTGAGCATGCTCCTGAGATTGCCACAAATACGAACGATTTCGGGTCAACTCTGGAAAATGGAGCGACACTTTCAGGGGCGCCTCCTGACGTTATTCAAGCTGGAAGTAATGCACCACAACAGAATGCACCGGCAAATATCCCTTCACCTGCCGAGGCCTCTGTCATGAAACAGGAACAAGCCGTGAATGCACCTCCTGGTGATGTAGTTGCTGATCGCGTAATCCCTGCTCCCAAGACAAAGGAAAGCGTAACGAAAATGCTTCTAAAGATGAAATTTGCTGAGCTCCTAGAACTTATGCAGAAATACGGCCTTCATGATCCTGACGAGGATAAAGATACGAAGACAGGCAGAGCGCACATGCGACGTGAGCTAGTTGAACCTGTTTTTGCTGATGAGGGTGCTGAAATCGCCCCCGAAATTGGGCCAGGGCCAGCCCCCGCAGGGGGGCCAGCTGGGGGTCCAGTTGTCCCTCCAGGAGCTCAAGCCCCCGTGGGTGACGTAAGGAATCAGCAGTCTGCTGAGATGCAAGCGGCGAAACCTAACAGACTGACAGACGTCCAGCTAAAGTCTTTTCTGCCATATTTCGAAGAACTAGGTGGTAAGATGTTTTCTCTTAGTAAATCTCTTCACGATAACGACTCTGCGTCGGATTTGTACGTTAAAGCAAATGATCTTCTGGGTTATCTTAACACGGCTATCGAGAATCTTCCAATTGAGATGCTTAATTTTATGAAGGAACCAACAGCGACAAAGATAAGCAACATGCTTCAATCATTTCGAGGAGATGGGTCACTTCTTTCTGTGAAAAATAATAATCCAGCAATTCGACTTGTGGGTGACTTTCTAAATGAAGTCTCGTATAAAATCTCCCAGGCATCTTCGCAGAACCAAAACATCATGAAGCTGGGAAGTTTTCCGGAACTCACAGCCAGGGTTGTCAGAATTGCGCTTGAAGGCTCGCTGATAAGCGAAAAGGAGAACACGAAAGCTTTCGGAAAGTTGTTTCAAGCCATTAGAGCCGCTAATACTAATATCGAGGGATTTAATGCATCGCGATCAAGAATCATTAAATCGGCTAATCAGAAAGAGATTGCGGCGCAATTACAGTCGTCGGGAATATTTAAGGAGGCGCCTGTAGGGGCTGTTGGCACCTATCGATCACCTAAAAGCTCAAAACGCTTGCTTACAGTTTCTGACAGGGCTCAGCAGGCAGCCACAGCCGAGACCGAGCAAGCTGCCTCGGATTTGAATACTCTTCTAGAGGAAAAGGCAAAGGCAGCTGCGGGTGGTCCAGGGGCTGGCTCTTCCGGCGAGGACGCCGCCCACCTTGCAGCTGAGATTGAACGCTCTAAAGCTGAACTGAAGGAACGTCTAGCAGGCCTTGCCGAAGCTGATAAGAAAAAGAATGAAGCAGAAGAGGCAGTTGACAAGCCAGGCAAGGCTCTTATGTTACAACTAGAGCTCCTTCCTGAAGACTCTGGGATTTTCGAAGATTATAAGCCTAATGGTGCTTTGTCTAAGACACTGAAATTTCTCTTCGATTCGTATCTTTTTCCATTCTTTCCCCAACATCTAAGAACTGAAAAGCAAAAGAAAGAAATTATTACCAGATGTTTGGCGGGTGCGAAAGTTGCAGGCGAAAATGGGGAAAAGGTTCATCAAATTAAGCGAACCATCCAGTACATGATTCATAAGTCTATTGTTGACGACGCAAGCCATGATCATAGGCTTCAAAAGCTTCAGGAGGGTCTAAGGAAAGTAAAAACTGCTCCACGTCTGGACGAAGTTATAGGAGTCGGAAACTTTTCAGGCGTCATGGGTGGCATCGGAAAGCCTCCCAGTAAACGAAGGCTTGAGAAGGGGTCTGATGAGGCGAAAGCGTATATGGCAGATCTTCGCTCGAAGCGGCGAAAGGTTGTGGCTTCGAAGTGAGGTAAGGGATGCGCTTAGGGGTGGACTGCTTATAGAGTTCACTTCGAAGCCACGCCTAGTTGTTCGGCGCCCAGTCCTCCTCCGAAACGCCCAGCGCCGCCAGCACCAGGTCCTCTGGGGTGTCGATCTCACCCGTCTCGATAGCCTCCAGAAACCAGGCGCGCATCGTCTCACACGCAACCTTGTAGGCCGCCTTAGACTCGTTATTGAGCTTCTTGAAGAAGGCAAACCCGCTAATAGGGTCGTTGGCGTGGTAGAACATATCCAGAAGCGGCGGGCTGGGCGCGACGTCGTTGTCCGGAGCCGCGGGGCCCTGCAGCGTGATGAGCGCCCAAAACGCCCACGGGCAGATCTGGGCCAGCATGGCCGCCTCCTTGAAGTTCTTGGGGTCGTAGTTCATCTTGCACATGAGGTTGACACCGCCGTTGCCATCTGCGGCCTCGGCCTCGCCGTCGTCGGCCAGGTTGGTGTACACGTGGTGAAGGATCTGCTCGCGGTCCATGTTGAAGTTGGACGGATCGGACGGATCGGACGGATCGGACGGATCGGACGGATCCAACGGCTCTGTCCCGGGACGACGCAACGGCTCTATCGGCTGCTGGGGACT